ACCTATAACTTGAGTATACTTATTAGTTAAAGCTTTAATAAATATATTACGGTCTACTATTTTATATTTTCTTCCGCGAACCAATCCTGATACGTTTTTTGCAGCCAATACCTCAGAGTAAGTGAAGTCGCTGAAACCAGTACCTTCTAAAATATAGTTCATAATATCAGTCATAATTTCATTATGTCTAAAACCACGTAATACAAGGTCATTACCTATATAAGTGTTTATTTTATTTTTGATTGCAGTCCATGATAATGCCATGTGTGTTTATTTTAATTAGTTAAGAAATCTCTTGAATCATAATCCCTGTAATCGTAATCACCAATAAGTGCTAATAGCTCTTCAGCATTTTCCACTTCAGTTACAGGATAAATATTGTTAGCGTAATAATAGGCCACTAAATCGGGCTTTATTGGCGGCTGTTTAATTATTAATTGCTGCCCAGGAATAAGTATTGTATCTAATCCTGCATCTAGCCAGTTGTTATCTTCTAAAAGCAGAAAAACACCTTCATAGCTGCCGTACTCACGAATAGCAATACCATAGATATTTTGTCCGGGCAATACAATTACTTTTTTTATTCTTTTATTCACCATCTTCTACATCAATTAATATTTGCCCATTTTCATATTTAACCTCGTTTACCTTATAGCCAGCGTATTCAATTTGTAATCTAATTCCCTTCAGTAGCGTTGCCAAAACTTCTTCAGTAATATCGCTTTTAAGATGTTGAACCAAGTTACATCCTAACAATGGGTCACTCCCAAAATCACCCTTATTGCTGCGCAGTATGCGGTCAATTAAATGGCCGTGGTCTTTTGTTTTTACAAACTTTCCATGCTTAATCAATATGTCGCCTGTAGTGGCATCAACTTGATAAACCATTAGTGCTTTAATTTAGGATTTGCAATATCATTGGTAATTGCTGGTTGTAATGTTGACACAGCTCCTGCATAAACACCTGTTAAGCCTGTAATGCCCTCAGTTACTCCAGCAACTGTCAATGTTGCTGTTGATAAAATATTGATATTAGCATGAATCTTATTTATTTCCCTTGCCAGCTCATCTATTTTTGGAATCCCTTTATTGTTGCCATCATTAAACATGGCCACACCATTTGCAGCCACTTTAAATGAAAAATTGGTATTGATAATTTCAATTTCTTCAATCTCCGAAAACTTAATTACAGTGCCATTCATATCCAAGTTATTAATGATGGCGACAGTGACCATACTTTTTAATTTCGGCTTACAGCAAACGCCATTTTTATTATCATCAATTACACTTCTAAGCTTGACATCGAACATGGTGTAACCTGCTGAAACAAGCACATCACATGAACGTTTTTCCCAATCTATTTTAACTACCTCACCGATATAAATTTGAGGTTTAAGCCACGGCTTAATTAATTCGTACAAAATTTCTTTTATTGTCATGTTATGCTGCTTTTGGCCCTGTTTCTAATTCTTGATATAATCCATTTGCTCCACTAAATGTCTCCACTTGGTCGGTAAAGTACTTACCTACTATTTCGCCATCCACTGGGTCAATTAAACTCACAATATCACCTTGACGGAATTCATTCCCTAACACGGTTATTTTGCCTTTTAAACCATCAAAGCGTTTTTTACTTATCTCCTGTTCTGCAATGAGCTTAACACTCTCAGGAGACATATTGTAAACATTTAAAGTTCTACTATCACCACCGCTAAAACCTGCTTTGTATTTAGTTTTTTTGCCTGATAGCAAATGATTAACGACAGTAACTTCTAAATTGATACTTTCCTTTTTAACGTACTCTAAATCGTGCTTTACAATATTTTTACCTACCTCAAGTTCTATGATGGCCGCTGTAGAACTATCATACTCATTACCAAAATTCAACACACCATTTCTAAAGAAAACGGGGAACTTGGTACACTCCTTAATCTTAGACAGTACACGACCAACATTATTCTCGTGATCAGATATAGAGAACTCTCCAATATGCATTTCACCAAATGTTTTAAAATTGGTAATGCCTATGTACTTCAATATTTCATTGATGGTTGTATCCTTCCAACCTTTAGGCTCAACACCTTTTTTCTTTAGGTTATACATTGCATCATCACATTCAATTTGTGCCGGGCGTTTTGGTTGTATAGTATTTATAAAGCCATCAAATAAGGGTTTATTAACCACAGGCTGCAAGCCATAACTATCAAACCATAAATCAATTTTTACAGCATCTCCAGTAAACAATACTTGGTCAATTGGTTTGTCCTGGTACTTGATTTGTTTTGGAAATTTAATGGTAGCAGTATCAGTGAGATTGCGCCAAGTAGAAACGATATTTACTTCAGCTAAGTAGTCAATTTCAAACTGCCCCATTACTATATTACATTGCGGAATAAGTACCATTAGCCTATGATTGATTTTTGACGTTTTACCTGAATTTCGTATGCTTCATCACTTAAACACTGCCATTGGTAGTGAATAAGATTTTTATATTCAGTTTGGCGAAATCCACCAGATTTAATAACTAAATTATTGACATTCTTTGCATTTAGTATTTTGCTAACCACACCAAATTTTACTGGAGCTTGCTCCATTTCAGTGGCTTGTTTTAGTTTATCAAATGGATACTTGTTATTGTCATTTGATAAAATGAAATCAATAGTTACATCATAGTCACCAAAATTGATAAACTGCTTTACAGTGCCACGGTGTGTTTGGCTTTGCATAATAGTTGTTTCTATTATTTTAGTAAAGTTCACTGTTACTATTGCTACTGGTAAATACAAACTCTTAATTGTTGGTTGTGGCACACCTCTTAATGAATAGTCCAATTGTTCAAACGTGAGCGCCATAAACGCTGCACCGTTGATGCCTTTATCTTCTTCAGCTACATTTACACCATTGTAACCTGTAATCTCTTTAATCGCTTGTTTTTCGGGCAGGGTGTATTGCCTGATTGTTTTACCCGCTAATAGCTTTTGGGTAACCGATGCCAATGTATATCCTAATATCATAAAGCTTTCTCCATGTCGTTAAGTTCGGCTAATAATGTCTGCTTTGTTAATTCGGCTGTTTGCTTAATTCCATCATCTACTTTTGTAACATGTATAGTTACTGAACCAATAAGGTGATTGATATTATTGGTGATATTTTTAGAACCACCACCTGAGCCACCACCATTACCACCACCGCCTGAGTTTTTTTCGTTCATATTAATTTTTGCACCACCAGTAATTAAAGCTGAAGGGTCTGTGGTTGCATCCTTTTTAGGTTGTAAATACTTATAGTCACCTAAAACAGTAATCGCTAGTAAATCATCTTTAATTTTCTTTTGTGCCTCTTCTTTATTAGCGGTAAATTCTGCCATCTTATCTACAGCGGTTCGCTTATCTGTAGGGTCATTTACATAAGAAGCATTCGCCACTGATTTAAGTTTTTCAATCTCAGCTTTTAAGATGCCTTCTTCTTCTTCAGCTACTTTTCTTTTAGCCGTATTAATATCAGTGTAACCACGGTCACCATCATTAATCCTACGCTGCGCCTCAGCATCAATGTACTGCCTTTCCTGAGTCATTGGCCTCGCAGCTTTTTCCTTTGCTTGTTCCTTCAGGGCAATTTCTAGTTCATCTTGTTCTTTTAATAATGCATTAAATAACACCAGTGAAGAGATTGCACCGGCTGCTGCTAAACCTATTCCCATCATTCCTGAAGAAGCACCTTGTGCAGCACCAGCTACACCTTCGGCTGCTGTTGTTGCACCTTGCATTAAAGTACTCACTGATTTAAAACCATCGCCCATCAACTTCAAAGCTGGAGTCACTTGGCTAATAGTTCCTAAAGCACCGACTAACATTTCGCCCATTGGCATCAAAGCTCCAGTATGTTCAAAAATGGAAATCTTTACATCATCAAATTGCGCCTTCAGACGTTTCATTTCAGTACTATAAGTGGCAGTATTGATGCGAGCTTGTTCTTCAGCTACACCATGCTCACCTACTTTTTTGGTCATCTCCTGAACCGCTTCAGCATTCTTAATTAATACTTGAACAGAGGCCAGCTGACCAACACCAAACTTTTCAGTTAAGAATTTAACATCGTTTAATTTTGGCTTTAATTGCTCTAGTACCTGTGGTAAACTTGTTTTAGTGAAATCGACACCCAAGCGGGATTGCATCATCGTAAGAATCTGCGTTAAATCCGTACCCGCTTGGCTGCCTTTAATATTACTTTGACTTAGAACTTCAATTGCACCAGCAGTTGATTCTATACTTAATTTTGCAGCTCCAGCAACCGGGCCAACATACTTTAAAGTTTCAGCTAAATTAGCAACTTCAGCTGCACCATATTTACTTGAGGCCGCTAATACATTAGTTACCCTATTTGCATCTTCACCTTTTAATCCAAATTGATTAATGGCAGCGGTCATGGTTTCGGCTGCCTTTGGCATTTCTAATTTAGCCGCTTGCGATAACAATATGGTTTCCTCCTGAAGGTTTTTTAAACCAGAAACACCACCAATTGTAGCAATATCAATATTGCTCGCTAAAAGTTTATAAGCTTCAGCGGAAGCGGCTGCACCTAACCCTGTTTCCTTTCCAGTTTCGCGAGCTGAGATGGCCAAGGCATCTAAATCCTTTCCAGCAATTCCAGTAATGGCACTTAGTTCGGCCACTTGGTCTTGAAACTCCATGCCCTTGTTTCCAATTGCACCAAAAACGCCACCTAATCCCTGTAAAGAATTGGCCAGCGCATCAAATTTCAATATAGATAAACCTTTAACGGCATTGGTTGTTTTTTCGGCTTGAGTTTCAATGCCACCAACCGATTTTTTAAGCGTATCGAATTCACCACGTAAGGCTTTAAGTTCTGCAATTGCATCACCTAATAAATCAATCTGTATGCCTGCGTGTGCGTATTCGCTCATTAAATTTGAGTTTGTTGGAGGGCTTTAACAAAAGCAGCTTGCATTACCTCCATGTCAAGCTGCTTTAAATAAATGGCTTCGCCATGCAATTGTCCTAATGTTTTTAAATCGAGAGCCCTAGGGTCAATACCAAAAGTACCACGTACTAATGCTATTGTTTTGCGCAATGAGTGTCGCTTGGGTTCGGGGTTAATTAACCCAGCGACTAAAGCTCCTCCACCTCTACAAAGGCAGACTTAAAGAGTGAGTTAATTTTTTTACCACATGCAACTATGAATTCACCATCAGTAAGAACAATGGAATCACCTGCTTTAACACAGTTAGATGTAAGGAATTTCAATTTTTTAATATAGTTATCACCTGCCAAATCTTCCAATGCCTCAAGCACAGTTAGGTCAGGCTTTACAACATACGCCACTGCTTTTTTGGATACTTCAGGTATTTCTTTTTTGTCACCATTAGCAGGAACTGCTGACTTTACAATAACTTTTAAATTCAATTTAAAAACTTGGCCATAGGTAGCCTTTAATTCTTTAATCTCTTGTGGGGTTAATTCTTTGTTCATTGTGTTTGTTGTTTAGTCATCGTTTTATTGAATAAACTAAAGCCCTGCAATAATGAAGGGCTTTAGATTAGTATTGTTTATTTTGGACTTCTAATTTTACCTACAATCATTGTAATATCGTAGGATAACTCCATGTCACCTTGCTTTGCACTGAGGGCATATTCAGTTACTTCAACAAAATCAAAAGCTTTTCTTTTAAGCGTATCCATGCCTGTAGGCTTCCATGCTAAAGAGAAGTTTGAAATATCAATATCGGTTAAATCCTGATCCTCCAACAAAAGGTCTTCAGCTGCATCAACTTCATATTTTGCAAGCTTAATTTTAAGCTCATAAGATTTATTCCCACGACCACGGTGTTTAACTTCATCACCACTACCGAAAAAATCTTTCTTATCCCTTTTGATTTTCCAAGATATTTCCATGATACCTGTTACGGTGCGGCCAAGCCAGTTGAATTCTCCTGAAGCCCAAGAATGTCTTACCCCATTAATTAAGGGTATATTGGTTGCATCTGCCATTTTATTTTAGTTTTAAACGATAAGTAATAGTTCCGTTGATTTTATTCAAAGTGCCAGTTTGCACAATTTCAAAAGCCACTTCAAGTGTATTGGTAGTAAGCAATTGTTGGTCGGGGTCAATGATGGTTCTGAAGCCACTTACTTCGCCCGGCATATTGTTTTTAATCGCATTGTTACCAATAGATTCCAAGGACATAACTGTACTAGGTGCAAGCTTACCACTATCAGCATCAATCAACTGGGTACTTCTAATTGATGGGATTAAGGCCTTAAATAAAGTCCTGTGAGATTTGTTGTAAACACGACTGGCACGTATGCTTGTGAAATCAGTTTCAACATTACCACAGGTATTATCTGTGCCAAAATAAACACCTTGATAATCATCGAATACCTCACAAATCAAAACACCTTTGTCATCAAGTAATTTAAAATCACCGTTATCAGGGTCATCATTATAGAATGACAATGGATTACCACTACTTAAACCCGGGCGCATCCATCTTCCAGTTTCCGGGCGTTGAAGGTTAGTGCCATAATCTTCTGTTCCAACAAATCCAATACTTTCATTACTTTTACGTTTAGCACTTGCACCAAGTGCAGTACCTACAGCAGCATGTTTAGCAAACAAGCCATCCAGTGCAGCTATATCTAAATCCTGAATGGCACAAACTGTAACATCGCCACAATCTAAAGTGTGTAAATCAAGAACAGCACTTACGCTGCCATTTAACTGGCGGCCTTCGATAATAACGTTTATTGGGCGGTTAAGATTTCTTTGGCTTGCACATAATGCTTTCGCTTTTAAACATGCTGCCATTACATCTGCATCAAAGCCAGTGGTTAAGGTAGGAGTATATCCAGTGGCAGGGTTACGAACCACACCAAGTGTTTTAATTTTACCTTTATTCTCTTTTAAGAAGACAATACCATTGGCCAAAGCAATATCCATCATATCAGCCATTGTGTTGGTTTGAGCCACCACATAAATGAATAATTTACCATCAGGCTTCAGTGCAAAATATTCGTCAATATGATACCACAACAATACTTTGTTTGCAATATCATAAGCAGGAGTAATGCCAATATCCTCAGCATCTTCTATGCGATTAAACTCATAACTGGTAGCTAATTGCATCCCGCCACTTACAGCCACACCACCAGCAATTAAGCCCATGTAAGCATCTGTGTTAGCACCTACTTTACCAGTGCCACGGGTGTTTCTTGTATATCTAATTGCTTTGCTCATGGCTTATTTTTTCTTTGCAGTTTTTACTGGAGCTGCTTTTTTAGGAGCTGCTTTTGGGGTTTCAACTTTAGGAGTTAAATCTCCTTTAGGCTCTTCATTTTCTAATCCATCACCTTTTGGTTCTGAACCCACCTCCGCTTTATCGCCTTTCAATTCATCACCTTTTGGCTCTGAAGCAAGTGCTTTCTCCTTACGGACAAACTCGATAGCAGTTTCTTTTAAAGAATCCGCGTGCTTTTGTGCAAATGCTTTATCCTTATCCATCCACACATTACCATCACTGGTTGCGTAGCACTTGGTTTCTTTTGGATTGGCTGCGAAGTGCTCGTCAGCCATTTTTTGTAATTCTTCTTTATTCATTTTAAAATGATTTTAAATGATGTTTAAACTTGATTGTTTGTTGGGTGGTCATCACCAAAGTATTTATCTACTTTGGCTTTAAAAGCGGCTAACAACTTATTATTTGTATCTCCAGTAATTACTGAGATATTCTCTAAAACAGAGACTAAATATTCAAGAGCTGCGTATATCATCACTGCATCGTGCAACCATTCAAATATGGCAGCGGCAATAGCGTTTTTAGTTTCAAATTCTTTAAAAAATGAATTGACAATAAACAAGGCTATAAGCCACATGGTCAACTTGATGGTGAACCTTTGCATTTTGGCACTTTCAAGTTTTTGCTTTTTGATAAACACACTAGCATACATGCCACTGATAAGCTCTACTGCTAATAATAAGACGAATGAAAACAGGGTCAATAATTTCATTCCAAAATACACCTCCACAAAGCCACTAACTGCACTTATTGAGACCACAATAAATCCCAAACATTTATATTTGAATGAAGGGAATAGACTCATGATAAAATCGTGTGTGGTATTGTATTTTAATTGGTGTATAAATCTCATTGGGTTTAGTTTTAAAAGTTAATCATGTGGTAAGGCAGGGCTTTCACTTCCCACCTTACACATGGGCAACAAACAACTATTTTTAAGCAGCAACGGATTTTAATGCACCGTAGGCTTTACTTCTTAAAGAGGCCAATAAAATCCTTTGTTGAAAGTTGATTTTATCACCTTTTACATCAGGGCATTTATATTGCGCAAACACTTCATAATCACCGATAGCTACACCTACTTCGCTATTAACAAAAATAATTGAACTAGGCGCATCATTTGCAGTTGCAGCGGCACGATATGCAGCTTTAACACCTGTAGATTTATGATAAACAGGATTGTTGCTATGCACAAACATTTTGAAGTTAAACAACATACCACCATTAGTAAGTACATTCTTAAACAACTTCATGTCTTCCTTAACTAAAGCTGCATAATGGTAAGGGTCAAGCACCAAGGTTCTACCCATTGGAAAATCCTTTTTATTCATTTCAGCATCTAAGCTTACAATGTTTTCTAACTCAGGCATTTTAAGGCCATTGAAAGTTGCACCAGTGCAATCTAACAACGGTGTGTAAGTACCATTCGCACTTGGAGCCCATTTATATGCTGCTTTTAATCCTGCACGTTTTTGTAAAGCTGCCTTATGGCCAGCAACAACCGATGCCATTTTATCATAAGAAGCTTCCACTTGCTCCAAATTCTGCACTACCGTAGTTTCCGTGTCATGTGTGTCCAATGCAATATTAAAAGGTGTATCAGCTCTTTGCGCCATAGATATTGGAAATATCGCATTATTCTCTAACACAGCTGGGTCTGCTCCAGCTTCAGCTAAATTGATACTATTGGCGTTAACCCAAGCATCTAAGTTTCTAGCTTCAGATATAAAAGAGGTGTTAGGTCTGAAATCCTCCATTACTTCAGCCAACCAAATTTCTGGTGATATACCAGCATATAACAATGTTTTTCTGTTGGTAATAAACCATGTTACTGGTTGGCCAATTTTGAAGGAAATAAAAGTGATCATTTGAGGAGCTGATGCCACTGTAAATAATGCACCCACACCGTAAATAGGTGGAATGTCAACGGCTTGTGCCAAAGAAGTTCCCATTAAGGTGATGGCCACTAGGGAAAAAAGCAAGGTAACTATTTTTGAAAATTTCATGTTTATGTATTGAATTAAAAGTTTAAAACTGATTTGTTTTTTTTGTTTGAAAATGCCTTAGTTTCTGTTAAACTTCCAGCCAAAAGCATCAAACTTGTATTTCCTAAAGCACCAATAAAACTTCTTCTTTTCATTTTAAAACCTTCAGTTTAAATGTTTCTTTTTTTGATTCAAACAA